ATAGATAATATAATACATTATTTAAATTAAATAACGTTTATTTTGCTTAAATTATCTAAGTTCTTAGTTTTCAAGCACTTATAGCATAAAATAGTTTTTAACTATTCTTAAGTTTTTGTTAAGTTCTTTAAAATCAAGGAGTTATGGATATTGAACAAATAATCTATTTTTCTATTTCATTTTAAGAAATAAAATTATATATTATATTATAATAAAAATAGAATTTTTTATAAAAAGGAGTGAATATTTGACTGAAATTACTAATTTTAAAATTGAGAAAATAAGAAGACCGTTATTAGATAATTTACAAAAAACACCTTTATCAGAGAAAAAGACTTGGAAAATCTCTAACGGCGATTTTACAACAGGTGGAATATATTTTGATAAAAGCAAGCAATCAATAATATCTAAAATAGTTGAATTTGGATTTAATAAAAGATTAGAAGAAAAAGCTAAAAAATCAATTCAGTATTGGAAAGAGCAAGGACTCAGAAATGAAGAGTTATTTTTAAAGACCAAATTATCTAATAAAGATTTTATTAAATATTCAGATGATATTGAAAAAGAAGGAAATATGCCTTCTGATTATTATGATAGGTCTCAGCATAGATGGAAGATTAGGATAAATAGTTTATATGGAGCATTAGGCTCTGAGTATTTTCATTTATTTAATATAGATAACGCAAGAGCTATTACCCTCACCGGTCAGAATTTAATTCAATTTATGACAAAAACTTTTAATGATTATTTTAAAAATGAGTTTTATAAAAATTTAGATTACTTTGATTCTATAGATGAGAAAAATAAAATACAAAAAGATGTGGTTAGACTCGTAGATACTGATTCAAATTATTTATCTTTAGAAGAAGTTGTTGAAAAATTAGACTTAAAATTTAAGAATTCAGCTGAATTCAGAAATTGGACACTAGATTTTATAGATAAAATAATTAATCCTTTAATTGCAAATGCCACTAAAATATACGATGAATTTTATGATTCAGGCAGAAGCATTAATTTTAAGCCAGAAAAAATAATAGAAAATATGTTTGTAACTGGCCGCAAACATTACGCCTCTAATATCGTTGATGACGAGGGAATTGATTATTCTGATTGCCCTAAATTTAAAAATGTTGGAATTGAGTTTAAAAAACGAGATAAACCATTTTTTATTAGGATAGTTCTTGAGAAGGTTCTTAAGATGATTTTGAATAAAGAAGATAAAGATAAAGTGAATAAATATATTAGAGAATCAAAAGAACTCTTTGAAAAACAACCTATTTCTGAAATTGCTATAAGAGGTGGAATAAGTTCTTATGATAAATATTCAATCCCGCTTGTTTTAAAAAATGGTAAATTAGAATATAAATTAAAGAGTCCTCCAAGAAATAAAGCAGCAGTAAATTATAATTTTATGATTAGTAAATTAAAACTTAAAAAAGAAACCAAAATAACTAATGGTGATTTAATGTGCTACATTGCTATAAAACCGAATAACGAATTTAAATTCAAAACAATTGGGTTTTTAGATAAATGGATTCCAGAATTTGATAATTATTTCGAAGTTGATTATAATGCTATATGGGATAAATCCTGTATACAGCTAATTAATAAATGGTTTGAAATTATGAATTGGGGAAAAGTTAAAACTGAGCTAAATACATTTGATTCTATATTTGGCTAAAAAATAAATATTTAAAATAGAAGTTATTAAAGTTAAAAAAAAAGAGGACTTAAATGAAAGTATCAGATAATAAAAGCATAGATAAAATTTTTAATAAATTAAATAAAGAGCAATCTGATTTAATAGCAAGTATTGAAGCAGTGAATAAGCTAACAGGTAAAAGCAAATACCCTAAAAAAATAAAAATTAAAAGTAAAATAAGAGCATCTAGTAAAGCTTATTTTGCTAGAATGCTCTCTAAAAATAAAAATGTTCAAAATCTAGATTTAAATTATGATGTGAAAAGTTCTCTAAGTGGAATCGCTTTTAATGTAAAAGATGAAGAGCGTGGATATGTACTTATTTTTAAACCAGTTTTTGGGGGTATGGCTTCAACAACAATAAATTCCACCATTACTGAATTAGTTCCTTTAATTCTGCTTATAAATAAAGCTAACAAAAATATCACAGCAGTTAAAGCTTTAGAGGTTATTAAAAACTCAATAAATGATTTTGAAAAATATTTTAAGAAAAATCAGATATTTGTAAATAAACAAGACCTTACTGCTGGTCAGAAATTTATGCTAGATTTTATAGATGGGTATAATGAAAATAAGTTATTCCAAGAAAAATTACAAAATGCACTTGGAATTTATAAATATTTAATTGATGAAGGTGGTTTAAAAAATATAAGCAAATATTTTTGGGGCTATAGAAAAAAACCTGGTCTAAGTAATGGATTAAGTGTTGATGTTCCTTCTGCCCATAAGGGTGATATTTTTATTCAATATAAAAGCGCTTCTGGAGATAAGAATAATGTGCTAGGTGTTTCATTGAAAGCTGGAGGAAAGAAAACTAAAGAGCCTCAACTTAATACATATACAGGCAAACTCTATAAATTCTTTAATGCTGATAAAGAATATTTTAAATTAATAAAAGGCTTTGCTAAAATAATTTCAGGAATCACAGGAACAAATGATATTTATAAAAAACAAGCAATACCTGCTCAAATAAAAGTAGAGCATAAAAAACAAATTGCTGAATATGAACAAACAAATGTAATAGATTATCAAATAAAATATAACACTATGCTTGAACAAAACAGAAATGGTTTGATTAATTTATTTAATAAATCAAATATTGTTGATTTTAAGCAATTCATATTAAATGAAGTAATTGGCGAAGATACCGCGGTAGCACTCACTGTTGTAAAAGCGGTTGGCAATTCTTATGAGTTTAATAAGAATAATAGTGAACTGAAAAATTTACTTCCTATGCTCGTTACAAAAGAAGCATTACCTGGCTCAGGCAAACAAGATTTTGTTATTAATTTAAAAGATAAAAATAATGCAATAATGGCAACAATGGCTATGAGTACAAGAACTAATAAAGCTGGTTCGGAACATAAAATAAATCAAATTACTAATTTGGCTGTAAAATATAATGGATTAAAAGGCTAAGAAATGGCAATATATAAAAAAGATGACGAACTAAGAGATAAGATAATAGCAGCGCTTAAGAGCGCTGCTTTAAATATCAGAGTAAAGAATGATGAAACAGGTGATTGGGAAAATTTACCTATAATAGATGATACTAATTATAATGATAAAAAACCAAAGAATACAATGGCTAGAGCTTATAATGTTGAAGAGCTAGCTAAAGCAACCCTTTTATCTATAAAAGCATCTGATGAAGATACAGAGATTACTGAGTCTGAACTTATCGAAAATATGCGTCAAACATATTTTAAAGATGCCGTTGAACATATCTTTTTAGATGATTTTGATAATTCAAAAAAATTAAATGGAATAGAGACAATTGCTTACGCTATTAGTAAAGAAATTGTTGATTATTTATTAAAGAATGCCGAAGTTGTTATTGAAAACAGATTTAATGATTTAGACTCTGATTTTAATGTTTTACTTGATAAATTGCTTTTAGCAAAATCTTTCTATAATACAAATAAAAATATTAAAATCCTTGCTACAGATTATGACGCAGTAACAACAGCTTATGAGAAAAGCACATCTGATATTGCAGAATTAAATTACCCAGCTGATGAATTAGATATAGTGAATAAAATTAACGAAATAGTTAGGGTGATAAATGATAATAAGCTAAAACGCTCTGAGGGCATATATAAGGCTGTTTCTAAGCTAACTGGCACTATTAAGAATGATATTAATAATGCAAAATTCGAAGACTATAATCAGCACGATATCACTTTAGCAAAGATTATGAATTCTACCGCAAATGTGTCTTTAGGTGCTAGAGAACAATTATCTCAAGACACCAAAAACACATTTGAAAAATTAGAAAATAATAATGGAGATAAAGAAAAAATAAGTATCAAATAAACCGAAGCTTTAATCTTTATAGCCAACAAGAGCATTAAATTTTATTCTTATTATTTCATTATTTAAAGTGTAGCCGCCTCGATCTCTTATTTTTACCATAACACCATCTCTTAATTCTTCATAATATTCATTAGCAATATCCCCGTTTTTAGTGAGCATATTATATTTTATAATTTCTTTAAAATCATTATGAATATCTGATAATAGCATAAAGAATTCTGGTGTTCTTGTAATAGGTGCACCAGCTCTAGGTGAAGAATTCAAAGTATTAATATCTTTTAATTTTTCAATCATTGGAGCAACTAATTCGTACATAAAAGACCTTTCAGTAAAACCGGCAGAGATTTTTTGAGATAAATCATAAAGTTTATGTGAATCTCCATAAATAATAGAATCTGTTATTTCCAATACTTTATCACCAATTTGTGAATTATTCATAAGCTCATATTTATTAAGATATTGATATATTGAATCAAAGATATAACTTCTAGCATAATTGGCATCACCAGCTTCTAAATATGTGTAAATATAATGATTAAGGTTCGCTAGCCTTTGTTGATCCAAATGCTGCGTTTGTCCTTTATATAATTCTACTGTTTCTAATGGTTCTAATTTTACATTCACATTAATCACTTCATCGAAGCTTTCAATTATTTCTATAATATTTGAAAGGTAAAGACTTTTGCCAAAATCATTTCTTTCAGAGAGAAAATTATAAACTTTTGTTTTAATTTCCTTTTCAATCTCTGTTCTATTTATCAAATTCTTAATATTAATCTTACCAACCAATGCAAAATCATGTATTACCGGACTAACATAAATAGGTTGCTCAGTAACCATACTTCTAGGTTTTAAATATTTAATAAATTGTTCGATTTTGCTAGAAGTAACTAAGCCTGGGTAAATTGATTGTTCTGAAGATTTAAAAGTGCTCATCTCTTCGAATTTAAATGGATCTTCGCCAATATCATTTGATATTGCTTCATCAACATTCTCTGGCCAAATAAATTTAACTTTGATTTTAATATCATCAAATTTATGAGTTGGAATTGTATCATTTACATAATTGCCTTCAACTTTTAACTTATAAGAAGGAGAAGGATATGTATATTGATTTTCGCCATTATCATTCCAATATTTAATATCTTTTTCTAAATTACTTGAAAGCTCTATATAACTTGTGTTAGTGATTGAGCCATTCAAACCCGTATCAATTAATCTGTTTAATTCTATTTCAAGATCATTCAAAATAGCAGCATAACTAGGATTTAAATTTTGATCATTGAAGACTTTAGAAATACCTTTAAATGTTCTTGAATTCTCTGATGAATCTTTGGGAATAAGCTCTATTTCACATTCTATATCTAAATCTTTAATTTGATTAAGAAATTTATCAGCACCATAATACATTGTTTTTGAATCAGAAGTTTTATTTTGAAACGCAGTCATAATTGGTATTGTGCCATCAAAATTTATTTGATTAAATTTAATTTGCCCAACAATATCGCCTGAGCTTACTATATTTACATAACTTTGTCCTGGTATCTGATACGGAGAATACCCAGCATCTAGTACTTGGTCGTCTAAGTCTTTTCTTAAATCATTATTTTCATATAAATCACCCAACACAGTAAATAGCATTACGTTACTTAATTTTTTAATTGCATTAAAACTAATATTTTCTGTTTCATCTGTTAAATATTTTATATTTTCTAACTCTTCTTGTTCTCCCCAAGCAATAGCGTTTTTAACAAGAATTGGAGCAGTAAGAGATTTCATAAAATTAAAATAATCTTTCTTTGAAACAAGTCTATCAAAAGTTTGGTAAACACCCGGAGCGTTAACCCCTATACTATCTAAGCTCTCTAGGTCTGCACCACCTGTTATATTTGTTTCAAAAAATGCTTTTAATTTAAGATCATCTTTAAGAATCCAATCAGCATCATTCACTATAGTTAGAGAATTATTGATTACGCCAGTTTCATTTGCTTCTGCTCCATTAGTGCTGAGATACCTTACAAACAAACTTAAATCTTCAGAGTCGATTCCTGATGAAATTACTTCTCCATCACCAAATCTAAGCTCTACGCCCATTCCGTCAAAACTCTCTGCGCTTGTTCTTATAAGAACAACCTTTTTTAATTCTTTAAAATCAGTGTTTCTTTTATAATAATCGTTTAGGGCATCTGAACTAAGTAAAGAACTTCTTTCAATTGAGTAAATATTTTCTCCACTAAAAGCATCCGATTCATTTATACCAATCGCAACTACAGTAGTCTTACCGTCTATTAAATCATATTCTCCATAAAGATTAGAGAAAGTCGGATCTTCAATAAAATATTTTTGAAACTTAGGAAACTTTATTTTTCCATTTTTATCTGGAGCAACCTCTTCAGGTATTATTTTTATTATTCTAAAAACTCCCTGAAGTAAAGTGATTGGAGAAGTCTCTGTGATTTCTTCAGTAACTGAATCATTTACAAAAGTTCCCTTTTTAGGTATTGAGTTTATAATAATCTTTTCACCTCTTGCTAATTTTCTAAGAGCTTCGGCGTTTAATTCATAAGAGATTGAATCTTTTAAAATATACTTTAAACCATTATAACTAAAATCTGTGTATTGTGGTATTTCAATATTTCTTACATCATCAAAAGGAATATCACCTTCATCAGGAAAGCTTGAGTCTTTTGTCACTTCGATTCTTATATTAGCGCTAGATGGGATAGGTCTCTTAATATCATACCCTTGATTATTAGCTAATTTAACATGCCCACGATACCTTTTACCTGTATTATAGAATTGCTCTTCAACCGCTCGCTCTATGTTATAATTTGCATAATCGATAGTACCTGCCATAAGATCTAAAAGCAAAGTAGTAATATCTGCATCTGTGAAATTAGAAAACCTATCATCTGATTTAAGTTTATTCTTTAAATCTTCTAAAATATCTTGGTGTGTTATATTTGTATATTTCATTATTATATTTTTCTCTCTTTTTTAAAAATAAAGAATATCTTTCCAGCTATGTTTAATAGCCTTTTTCTTTAACATAAATTCAATATAAATCTCTATAGAATTATCATCAATGAAAACTGCAGTGCATTCTGAATTATTTATTTTAATTTCTTTTATTTGTTTTAGAACATCTTGAATAGCAAAATCCAATATTTTATTAGCGGTAGCCTCTGAAACATCTTCGTTAAATAAAAAGCCGTAAATTCTTGTGCCAAAAGTATTATTAAAAAAACGTTCTCCTGGTATTGTACTTAATATTGTGCTAATTCTTTGTTTTATTACATCAATGTTTTTGATTTCGCCTTTTTTATCTAATTCATAAGATAAATCATATAAATAGTCATCATTCGAAGTCGAAGTCCTATTAAAAGAGCTAATTTTAAAATCATTTTCAAATTTACTTCTCATAAGAATTAAGCTCCTTTATTCTGTGATTTTTTCATCGTAAGATTGAACGTCCAATTTATATTTAAAATTATTCCAATAAGCACTAATATCATCATCAGAGCTTGCTTCTAATTTTAACAGATATGAATCATAGTCAATACTAAGGGTGGTCACATTTGCTGTTTCACCAATACAAAAATCATGCCCTTTTATATTTGTTAAATTAAAATTAATAGGCAAACTTGCGAGCTCAAAACCATCAAAATATAATTTTAATTTATTTGCAGGACGGTCGAAAACCAAGCTACATAGGTGCCAATCATTTCCTGTTAAATATAAGCCAGTATTAACAAGTTGGTTATTAAATGAAAACATCATTTCTGAAGTTGTTTGATTTAAATAAATATGAGCCTTTTGTTTTGTAGTTCCTCCCTGTGCAAAATCAGGGGTATATAATATATTAATATTCCTTGAATTAGAATTATAATCATTAATTCTAAAAATCAAACTATTTGTAAAGCCTTGTAAACCTGACTGAATAAATTTATCATAATATACTTTATAATATTTATTTGCCCCAATTGCTCTAGCAAATGAATTAGCTTTTCCATCTGCATAATTTACTAATGAAAGACCGGCAGTGTTAACAGAGCATCCAGATGTTTCGTTTTTAATAATAGTGCTAGGTGAACTTGCTCCACCATCTGTAAAATCAGTATAAAAGAACTTTACTCCATTAGTTTTAATAAAAGCATTTTTGCTAATAGGAATAGCCTTATATGATATTTTGATATAAAAATCTGGGTTGCTATTATCCTGAACTTCAGGAATTCTAATATAAGCAAAAAGCTTTTTCTCTGGAACATTAAAATCATTAATGTATCTTGCTAATTCATTCTCGCATGCTTCATCTGAGAAAAATCTAATATTACCACTACTTTTATTAATAGCATCTTGCCAGAATTCAGCAGGCAAATTGGCATCATCGCCTCTTGCTTCGAAATATAATGTAAAATTTTGTACGCTAGCCATAATGTTTGAATCTCCTTTTAATACTATTTATTTTGAAAATTTATTTGAAACTTAACCCAGCAAAAATAAATAGCTTTATAGAGGTTTGAATTAAAGGTGATTAAATAGGAGAAAAATAATGAAAGGTAAATTAGATTATTATTACCCTGAAACTATTAGGGGAACTATAGAGGCTCTGGCGAATATATTTTCAGATATTATAGTTTATAAATATGATAAAACTAATTCTAAAATTGAATTAATAAATGTACCTTTGCAATTTGGCTCTCAACAAGCTGAGAGCAAAGTAAATGATAATGGCGAAGTTGAATCGTATACGCCTCAACTTCCTAGAATAGAATTAATATGGGGAGGACTTTCTCTTGCTCCAGATAGAGTGATTTCACCTATGAATGATAGATATTGGAATGAAGAGAATATAATTTTTGAAGATCCAGACGTCGACCCAAACGAGTTTCTGACACAGATTAATGGTTTATTTAAGGACAAAAATCCTATACCTTATGATTATGCATTTACTGTCCGAATCATCTCAGATTCACTCTCTTACACTTCTCAGATATTAGAAAACACTTTACCTTATTTTACTCCAAAGAACACCGGAATAATAAGAGTAAAGGAGTTCGCTTTTCTAAATGTTGAAAGAGATTTAGTCGTTGAAATGGGAGGTATCTCGGTAGATATGCCAGATGAATTAAGTTTTGAAGATAACAGAATTATAACATCTGAATTCGATTTAGTTGTTGAGGGCTTTATTTATAATAAAATAAGAGCGTCGAAATTAGTGAATAAAATTACTACAAAAATTTTCACTGAGTACGAAATAGGTTAAGGGGCAAAATATGGATGAATATATTACTAAAAAATTAAATAACAAATTGAATACAGAATATATCACGGATGAAATTATAGATGAAAAAAATCTTTTAAAACAATTTGAAAAAGTGGAGGAAGTATATGAATCGAATAATACTGAGAGCGAGAAAATTATTGAAGAAGAAAATTTTATCGAGAAGCCAGACAAAAAAGAGCATAAGACCAAAGAAGGAAAAGAGCTAGTAGCTTCAGAGACAGGAAGCGAAGTTGCTGTTTTTACTGAGAAAACTCCAGAACCAGTAATAAGAGACCAGGAATATATTATTGGTGAAACTCATTTAAATATTTCAAAAATATCAGAAGTTCTGGGTGTGTTAGGGGATACGTTACAAGACGGTTCAAGAGCTTCTGAGTTTGAAGCTTTTGGTAATGTTTCTAAAGCACTTACAGATAATTTAAAATTTCTTTCAGACTTTCATTTTAAAATAAAAGACCAAGAGAGGATGCAGGAAGAAATTGCACCTCCTCAAAACGTTACTAATAATCTTGTTTTATCAGGTGCTGATATGTTGGATAAAATATTAGAATTAAAAGAGCAAGCAAATAAGAGTAAGGAGATAAAACAAGATGGCTAGTTTTTTAATAAATAACGATTTCACTAGTATTTCTGAAACAGGCGGCATACAAAGAGATTGGCTATTTAAGGTAGAGATAATTATACCTGATGGTTTACCAGAGATTCTTAAAGATGAAAAGGACCAATTAAGTCCTCTTGGGTATATTGAGAATTTTTTAACATTTAAAGTCAGAAGTTTTACACTTCCAAGTATAAAATTAGCTACTGTTCCTATTAAATTTTTGGGGTACACTAAAGATATTCCGATGGATATTGAGCAAGAAGAAACCGTTGATATTTTATTTGAAGAGAATGAATCAAAAGATATTTATAATCTTTTCTATAATTGGATCACTACAATTAGAAAAATGAAAAAATTGGAAAATAAAAATAAGAAAAAATCTCCATTAGAAACTATGAAAACTAAAATTAAAATTTATACTTTGGATAGTACGACACAATTTCATGACACTAAATATGTTTTTTATAATGCTTATCCGTTAGATATTGGTGGAGCAGAGTATAATTATAATGGCACTGGCTCAATTACATATAATGTAAAATTTAGCTTTGGTGAAATGGAGCAAGAGACGAATAAAGAAGAAAATAGTGTTGTAGAAAATAAAAGAAGAAACGCAAAAGAAAAGAAAATAGAACCGATACTGAAAATTGGAAAGGGTAAAAAATAATGGGTAATTTTAGTGCTCCAAGCTCGGTAATTAATTTTTATAATAAAGCTGAAGTTCAAGATATATCAAAATTTGTAGCGATTTTTACAGATGAAATTAATGATGAAAAAGAGACTCTCTATAAGAAAATAGGAAATATGCCTTTAATTCATCCGTGGCAAATAAAATCTATTGAATACCCATACGGACCAGCAATAGAAAATAAACCAGTATTTATGCAAAATATACTTACTGTTTCATCATATAGTGAGTTTAAAGAAGCAACAATAAGTTTTGTAGAAAATAAAAATAATAATATATTAGCTTTTCAAGAATGGTGTTTCAGGAAAATAGTAGATGAGAATGGAATGCACAGACCAATTCCGAGTAGTTCAATATCTTATTTAGATATTTACGAATTTGACGAATATGGAGATATAACGAATCATGAAAGATTAAAAGATTTAACTATTAGCACATTAAGTAGGAATCTTAGAAATTATGAAGGACACGAGATTATTTATAGAGATTTAGCATTCAAATATGAAGATAGACTTAGAGAAGATTTAGATCCGAGTACTCCAACTAATTATGAAGAGGTTTTAAAAGACTATATCTAAAAAATAGCACGCTTGATAAAAAATATAAATAATTTTAAGAAAGAATATTAATTTAAAGGTATATTTGAAAAGGAGAAAAATAATGCCAATTTCACAACAATCATCTTCGAAAAGCTTAGGTGAAAAACCAACTAAAGACCGCGCTATAGAGATTAGGGAAATACCTAAAGATTTCGTTGAAATGCCAAATAATAATTTGAGCACTTCGGGAAAATATTATAATAGTAAAATTTATTGTCGTCCGTTAAAAGGCTCTGAGATAATGACTCTAGCAGATATAGATGAAAATAATGCAGATGATATTATTGATTCAGTATTAAAAGGAGCCACTTGGTTTGATAATGAAGATTTTAGTATTGATGATATTTTCGTAAATGATAAATTGAATTTAATCTTTTATATAAGAGTATTAACATATAAAGATCCTAATTTCAAAATAAATCATTATTGTCAGAATGAAGATTGCGGCGCAAATAATAAAATCTTTTTTGATATGGGTGATGTTAAAATCAATTATATCTCAGAGAATCTTACTGAAGATGATTTTGTTTTTGTCACTTCGGATAAAGTAAAGCTAGAATTTAATTTAATCACTATAAAGAAACAAAAATATATTAAAGATATGTTGCCAAAACTTGAAAAATCTATAAAAGGAAAGAAACTATTTTGGGATAAAGAATTAGCCCAAATGAGTTTAATGATGGATATGGATAATAAAGAGTTTGTGAATGAGTTTTTAAAATATATGTATTTTGCTGATAAAATCATTGCCACTGACTTAGTGAAATTAAAATCTAAGCTAAATAAGTTGGACTGTGATATAGATACTAATATAGAACATACTTGTTCGGAATGTGGAGGCACGGACTTAGTTCCGGTAATATTTTACTCCGAGTTCTTTATTCCCGAATATATCGCGTAGAGATTTTTTAGATTTAAGTTTTAAGTTAGCAAGTGTTTTTAAAATTAGTCCGTTTGATTTTAAAGATAAATTATTATCAGAAATGATTTATTATTCAGATTTAATTGACGAACAAGAAGAAAATAATAATAATAATGTTGCTCAGCCAACATACTAAAAAGGAGATTATAAAAATGGTAGTTATAAATAGAACAAAAGAAGATATTAGAATTAAAGAATTAAAAAGTATTGTACCTGCTGATGGTAAAAAATATATTTTGCCTAAGGAAATAGCTTTTAAATATAAAGCAGTATTAATACCTGTTCAAATGAGCGATAGCTTTCTTGATGAGAAAAGTAAAACGCCACCTAAGGAAAGAAGTACACAGAAAAAGCTTACCTCAGAAGATTATGCTTTTTACAAAAATAAAGCGATTGATTTGTTTTTTAATAAGGGTATCAAGACTTTCAATGAAATTTATAGAATGATTCCTGAAGTAAATAAACAAACATTAAGACAGGCAATCGGAAAAGAAGAGAAAAGGCGCAAAGACGCTATTTCAGAGAAACTTTTTAGATCAGCTGAGAAAATTACTCAAGCAAAAGTAGCTTATAATATTCTTGATGAAGATTTAGTGGTTGACACTTTTGTTGACGGAACACTTACCACTGTTCCTGAAATAGCTAAAGCTCTTGAATTCACTGAAGAGTTTGTTGCTAAAACTTTAAAAAACAGAATATCTTAAAAAGAGGAAGAGCCTAAAATGCCTAAAATAAGGAATGAAGAAGATTTAATTAAATATACCAAATTAAAACTTGGTAGCCCAATGCATAACATTGAGGTTACCGAGGAACAATTTGTTATATTAATAGATGATAGTATTGATATGTTTAGACGTTTAAATTACGGAGAAGGCTCTATATTTTCATACGGAGTCTTTGACGTTAAAAAAGGTAAAACGCAATATAATTTAAGGAATGTAGATGCTGGTTTTATACGAGATACTTATGGAAATAATATCCCGTCATCAACAAATCTTGATGCTCCATCTTGGGAAGATTCAACAATTAATATTCAATCAGTTCTTGAAATAAAACTAACAGGTGGCGGCACAAGAGGAATAAATCATTTATTTAGTCCAGATGCGATGATATTAAATAATGGCTCAGATTCTATTGTGAATAATTTATTTAATGCTCCAACAGCTTCTGACGGAGTCACTACAAATCAGAGTGGAACTATTGGTGGAGGAGCTGGGCAGGTTTATGATTATATGATGCCGCTCACCAATTTCGTTCAATCGAGTGCTTATTTAGAAACTTTTAATAAAATATTTAAAAGACAATATGAAGCAATTTGGAGAGCTCAGGAGGGTATTCTTAATATTTATCCTACTCCAGACCACGATGATACTGCTATGATTATTTATTGGGCACATGAAAATAAAAGAGCTCTTTTCAACAATCCTCTTTTTAAAGAGTATTTTCTATTAGTTGTACAAAAGCAATGGGGTGCAAATCTGAAGAAGTTTACGCATACCTTAGCAGGTGGTGGAGAAATTGATGCTCAAGGGCTCTATGACTCAGCCAATGATGCTCTAGTTGAAATATTAGAACAAATACGACTTGAGTCTGAGCCACCTGGATTTTTTATAGGCTAAGTAAAAAATAATTTTTTTTAAAATAGTCCGAGAGTTTCGTTTGAACCTTTCGGACTATAATTTTTAATAAATAACTTCGCTTCTTTATTACTTAATCCTATTATTTTTTTTAAATCTACATTTGCAGCTTTAGCAGCTTTAATAGTGAACCAATTTACTTTGGCATTCTTAAGTCCTTTTTTTAAATCTAATCTAGCAAGTCCTGAGCCCCATTTTTTTAATAAAAGATCTGTATTTATTTCACATCTTTTTGCTAGAGCAGATGCTTCTGCTGACATTTTTGATGAACCAGATTTTAGTGCAGGAGTTATGTAACTCATATAGAGTAATTGTGTTCCTTCACTAAAAACAGATTGCTGAATAAGAAAATCGTAATCATCCCAACCACTATTCGGATCGAATTTAAGATTTTTCTCTTTACATAATTTCGTATTTATATGAACTATTTGAACAGTTTGTCCGTCTCTTTTTATAAAACCTTTATTAAGAGTATCGCAAGCATATTGCGGCTTCCTAATATCTCTAAAAGTAAATTCCATATTATTCATTAAACCCGAATAAGTTAACTTATATTTTTTAATAAGGAATTCCCAATATGTATATGCTAAGTTGAAACTCATTAGAAATTTTTTATTTCTAAAATTCTTGGTTCCGTCCGTTCCATAACTTCCAACTGGAAGCATAATTCTTTTCACATCATCTTCAACGAAAAAAGCATCATCATAATTATTTCTTTGAGTCCATTCTAAAATATAATTTCGTTTACCACTTAATGTAGAATATTCTTTCTGAATAACTGGGATATAAATAACTTTTACTCTTTCAATTTTTTCAAACTCTTCATAAAGCTTTTTCTGATCATCATAAGTAAATATAAAATAATCTCTATTTAACTTATGTTTTTCTGATTCTTTTAAGAGCGAGTATAAGCCTATACTGCTCTTTTTATCATATTTATGCGATAATATACATACAGGTATAGATGTGTAGTTTTTGAGCCCTTTATTCATTAGCTCAGTTAAATGCTCTCCTACTATTTTATCTGTGTAACAATCAATTTTTAAATATTCTTTAATTTCCTCTTCAGGCGTATTAAAAAGAAAGTCACCTTCACTGACTTTCAAAGTTTGAAAATTTACTGCTTTTTTCATATTTTAAACTCTCCTTTAAGATTCTAACCAATATTTATTTTCATTATATTCTTCTGGTGTTCCTAAACTAAAATAATCATTAACATTTACGGTTGCTACATTATAAAATTCAGATAAATATTTAAATGCGTTATCCAAATAATATTCACCATTAGTTTTTAACTGGTGATAGAAAATATAAATTATAGCAAGTTTTAAAAGTTCTTGATTATTTACATAAAAACTCCCTATAAGCAATTTTTGAGTTTTTAATTCTCTATTTTCAAATGGCTTTTTAATTGAGATTTCTACTTTATCATTTTCCTCAAGTACCCAAGCAAATGAGTTTGGATTTTTTAATGAATATTCTGTAGGTTCACTAACAAAAACAATGGCATCATGTTTTTTATATTTTTCTTTAAATTCCTCATTAATATGATTAGCAACTAAATCACAAGGAGCAATAAGCACTGAACCCTTAATATCTCTAGTGCCTTCAATATAAGAGTAAGCAGCTCCTTTTTTATTTGGCGGTATTAATTTAGTATCTTTAAATAAGGAACTATTTTTCCAATAAAGAGAATGGTCCTTTGCTCCGATTAATCTTAATTTCTTATAATTATTATCAAATGATTTTAAAGAAGTTGTGATTATATCGTTATTATTTATTGGCAAAAATGGTTTAGGAATATTCCAACCTAAATTTAAAAATCTTTCACCTCTCCCAGCTCCTAATAAAATCAAATTATCAATTTTATCATCTATTTCAGTAGTTTCGTTTATTTTTCTCAATAAATTTAATTTAGTTTTAGCATATTCAAAATCAACAGGTATTCCGAATTGATAAAAATGCTCAACATAAGGATAACTAACCGATTTATTCTCTAAATAATTATAAGCTAGTGAAACATAAAACTCATTATTTACTTTATCATCAGCTTCAATCAGAAGGTTAAAACTATTCTTCATTATTTCAAATGTTTTAAAATAATAAACTCCAGGACTCCAATAATGATCTTCTTTATTTTTGGTTTTGAATTTTTCTTTAACTTCAATTATTTCGTTATCTCTTTCGCAAAGAGCACAAGCATATACATTTTCAGGTTTTCCCAGATGAGGATGATACCCATAATAAGTGGGCATTATTGCATCATATTCAGATTTAGCAGCATACCTTAGGAATTTATTATAATTCCAATCCATTCCAAAATCGCAATATGAAATAATTACATCATCATCTTTTTTAATATACTTTGAAAGTTCAGAATAAGTATCTATAATTGCTCCAACAGGTCCTAGCTTTGGTCCTTTTTCTAAAAGTATTTTATAATTTTTTACTTTTGAGAGGGCTAGAAAAGATTTGAATTTTTCTATATTAGAATTAGATAGAATGAAATAAAATTCATCATTCTCAATATCAAAAATATTCAAAACATAATCAATTATTCTTTTATGTTCATTAACCTTAATTAAAGGCTTATTCTCTTTATATCCTGCATCAATAAATCTTTGTCCAGAACCACTGGCCGGAATTATAATTTTCATTTTACTTCTCCATTCTATATTTTTCATTTTCATCTAATTCTAATTTGATTTGCTCTTTTTCAGTAAGCTCTTTGAGTTCGATACCTTTTAATTTGCTTAAATAGAGCAACCCTAATTTATATAAATAATTTTCATCACCATTATCAACTACTAAATCTGGAGTATAAAAAGCATCAATGTATATATAAAATTCATTAAATATTTCACTATGCAATTTTTCTATTATTTCAATTTTATCAGCATAAATGGTAACTCCATGATTTTTAAGATAAATAACTCCATAGCCACTAAGATTTAATTTTTTAATCTCTTCACCTAATTTCTTTCCAGGCCTAATATAATCTATCGTTTTAGAAATTAAATTATTTTTATTAAAATGTTCTGAGCATAATTCAGGCATTAAATAGATAGGATGATAGTGAAGCACATATTTTGAATTTATGTTTAAATGCATATCTATTTCCATAGATACTTTTGGTAAAACATCTTCAGATTTCATTTTTCTATAATCAAAACAAACAAATTTTTCAGCATCTTTTTTTAAGTCAATCCCGGAGGGCTTAATCATAATATAATCATCTTGTTTTACTGAGCAATTTCCTCCTTTTGAGGGCGTATCCAAAATACCCAATAATATTTTATTTAAGCTTAAATATTCATCCCTCATTTTTGTATCATTGTACATATCTTGACTCCTTAATATTTTTAAATATTTTCTTAATATCTTTAATTAAATTATCATATTTTCCTTTTAAAATCAATTTATCATTTATTATATTAAACCCAGTAAAACCGTTCATTATTGCCTCAAAATCTAAATCATCTGAAATAATTATTTCATACTCTTTATCTTTATTTATGTTTATGAGGAAATTGCTTAAATTCTTTTGAATTTGAATATAATTATTAAAATCATTTTCTCTTTTATTTATTGACTCAGTGACTTTAGATAAATTAGCACCTCTGTTTTGAGTATCTCTTTTTATCTTCTGAATATCAGCAATATCGTTATTAATAAAAATTTTAATTTTGATATAATCACCTGTTACTTCATTATAGAGACTATGTAAACCGTCTAAGATTATAACATCTGTTTCTCTATTTTTTATTTCTTTATTTTTCTTGAACATTCCGTCAGAATGGTCGTAAACAGGAATGCTCACAATATCAGAAATATTATGATATAAATCTTTAATATCTAAAGATAATTTAATCAAATTATTAGCATCAGGGTTATAATGGGTAAGGGAATCCCATTTGCTTGAAGTCCTATTATATTTATGGTACCCATCTCCCTCAATTATAATAGCATTAAAAATATCTTTTATCTCTTTTGAGATTACTGATTTCCCGGCACCACTCTTTCCTGAAACACCAATTATTAATTTAGAGCAATTATATGCGTGATATTTTATTCCTAGATTGCTAAGGTCGTCAACAACGGAATCCCCAAACATAATCACTTTTGATTTATCAGGATTATTCACTAATTCTAATGCTCTATTAATTAAATTCTTATTTGGTTTTTCGATTTCATATTCTTCTGAAGTTACTATAAAATCAATCAAATCAATAAATCCTGTTTGCCTTAATTTATTTAATTGGTTCATTAAATAGAAGTTCGTAATGGCAACTATTTTTTTATTTGATAATTTAGAATGCTTTAAAATATAGAACATATTTTTATCTACTTTCAGATTTTTAATAAAAATAGATTCGTAATTCTCAATAATAGATAGAATTTTAGATAATGAAAAACCATTATTCTCACCAAGCACCTTAAAATATAATTCTTTTTTATGGTGATTAGCTTGCAAATCTCTACACTTAATTTCGTTCTTAGCTAAATTATATTCTTTTTCAGAAATATTATATTTATCAAAAGTATTCTCTAAAGCCATTTTATGGGCTAAAGAATAATTGAAAATAGTATCATCAATATCTAAAAATATAAAATCGTAATTTTTAACTAATTTAATTAAATTCATTAATTTCTCCAAAAAGATGGTAAATCAGTACATATAGATAAGTTTATAGGCTTCATAACTTTATTTACTTTTTCAACAATTATTTTTGTGAGTTCTTGACTTTCGCCATATAATTCCGGCGAAACTAAAATTACTTTTTGCTCCTGATGTGTTAAAGCTATATATAATAATTCATCATAAGGCTTTAAATTATTCCAATCACTATAATCTAACCAAACATATTCAGGCTTCACCAAATTCATAAGTTTTGTGGTAATAATTTCATATTCTGAAATTCTTAAAATAAATTTATTAGAAATTTCAGGATTTGACTTAGAAATTCTAATAATATCTGGAATCTGTGAATCTAGAAAATAATACTTATTGCTAAATTTTTTCATAATATCGATTATTTTCTCTTCAATCCCAGACTCTTTGGAATTAATAATAATATCAACATCAGAAGATAACTTTTTCATAAAATCAATAAACGGAACACCATTACCAGGGTCATGTGTTACAACCAAGCTATTTTCATAAAATCTAATATCAATTTCAATAGCTTTATTTTGGCCAATCTTATCTATCTGTGCTCTATGTAAAAATATTTTATCAATCATTATCGTTCTCCCAATCTGCCTTCTTACGTCTGTATGTTAGAAAAATAGCGTGGAGCTGATTATCATCAGCTAATTCTTTATTTTTAACAAATTCATCATAACTTATTGAGTCATTACGAACAAAATAATCTGAAATGAAACTGAAATTATTAATTCTGAGCTTCTCTTTAATTTTATTCTTTTTTATAAATTCATCAATAATATCTAAATTAATAATATCCTTAGAAAAGAGAAGAGCTTTGAACTCTTCATCTTTTTCTATTTTTTCAAATATTTCTTCTTTAAGAACTTTAGTTCGCATTTTTAACCTTTTCCTTTTTTAGAGATATTTTTTTACATAAGCTCCATTTATTGTAATAAAAACTGATTTCCTACCGTTAGGTGTTTCGGTATGTAAGTTATCCTTTGAAGATAACTGACTCTGTCTTGATTTCATTATTCTGTGCTCTTTAAGAATTTTGTTTAGATTTGTTGATCCTGTAGGTATTCCTGATTTTAATCCTGACTTAGCCATAATTGGGCTCCTTTGTTTTGGTTATTTGATTTATTTCCCTTACCTTATATAGATAATATAATACATTATTTAAATTAAATAACGTTTATTTTGCTTAAATTATCTAAGTGCTTAGTTTAGAACAACTTAGGGCCCAAATAAATTTGAGCCCTTTTGTAAGTTTTTGCTAAGTTCTTTAAAATCAACAACTTATGGATTCTAAGTATCTTCTACTGTTCTGCTTCTATATATTTTTCTATGAATTTAAAATGCCGTTCATAAACATGCAAACTAGAAGTAGTCCAAATAAGTTCACCCTTTTTTAGCTTTGGATAAGTTTTAATTAAATCATAATATAATTTATTAAAAACGAAATTAGCCCAATAAACATCATTATTATATCCCATTACAGAATCTCCGCTCCTCATCAAATAATGAGAATATAATGCACCTTCTCTAATAAAGAATTGATTTGCATAGGTGCAAATAAAATCACTCATTCCATCTTTATTAAAATCTTTATGCATACTGGGTCTATTATATAGCATCACTGCTCTTCTACTAAACTCATTATTTTTAAGTTCATTTAGGGTATTTTTATATTGCTCTCCATTTTCTTTTGAGAATATACACCAACCATAATTTGAATTTATTTCGCCATTTTTGCTAGAGACATCTTCCCATATTTTAGGAGTTTTTCCAGGAATATCTTTAACAAATAAACTTTGGCTTAAATACCATTCTATTTCTCGGTCTGCATATTCATAACTAGGTTTGCGAATAATGTAAGGTTCATCAGCAATAAAATTAGCTCCGATTATTTCAATTAATTTAACGCCGGTTTTGTCAATTACGAAATTCTCTTTTTTATATTCATCAATGAACATATTCCTAATATCTTTAACTTTTATTATTTTATTAATCATTTTGTGCTGCCTCTATTAAATCTAAAAAGTATGGCGCCTTCCATTCTGGTGGTTTTATGCAATCAAATGTAGTGCCTCGTTTTGTTTTTCTTTCTGCTCTTACTTTACTCATATTAGCGGTTTGAATTCTATCCCAGGCTTCTTCAGCCAGAAGTTTATTATTAACTTTTTTAGAAAAGCCAAATAAATGAACATTTCCCATAGCTACATAAACTAAGTCGAGCAAGCCGTCTATAAATTCTGATTCTGAGATTTTACTTTCATCTCCATCTACAATTATTCCATTTTTTATTTTAAAGCCTGCAGATTCCACAGTTTCTGTAAGTTCTTCTAATAGGAAATTAAGCCTCATTTTCAGAATTTCTTTATTAGCTTTCTTAAGGTTTGGTTTATGATCAAATTCATCAGGAAAGAATTTGTTCTGAAATTTAATTACATCTTCTAGTGTTTTGAGCATATATTTTTCTCCTCTTTTAAATTAAAATTTTTCTATAATATAATATATAATTTTATTTATAGAAATGAAACAATTATTTTAACTTTTTTAATCTTTTATTTAAGCATCTAATAGGGCTTTTAAGGACTTTGTCTTAAACTAATGGTAATACTCATTTATTTTGCTTAAGTTGCTTCTACTTATCCAGATTTCATTCTTAGGGCAAATTAGAAGAACTCTTATATACCCATTTTATAATATATAATTTTACCTCTAAAAATAAAAGGATTTTTTAAAAATAAATATCTATAATTGAACAAAACAGAATAGATAGGAAAAATACATAATATGGCACAAAACGTAGAATATAATTCCGATAAAAAGTTGAATCTGGAGACATTGGTTCCTGAGCAGACTATTCATACCGATTATATGCGATTAATAAAAATGTATGAAGATTATTTAAATAATATGTATAATGACGATAATATTGGAAATAATGTGTCAAATTATTTAGTGGTTGAAAAAGTTCCATATTTCGATAATATAGATACAGAGATGGATATTCAAAACACTACCGCTAAAGTCGAAAGATGGAAAAATAAAAGTATTAATGATTATGCTAATGATAATATTAAGAATGTTTCTAAAAACGTAACATTCGATTATATTAAATCACATATTCCTAGTGGAGCTCAATTATATGTTCAAAAACCTAAAATTGCTGAAACAATAAATTCAAATGGAATCTCTTTATTAGAAAAAATCTATAGGATTGCAGACGTTCACGATCCCTGGCTTACTCCTTTTAATTTACTTCAAGAGCACGCTGATTTTATGGGTTACGATAATAATTTAAGTTTGGTAAATTTAGAACGAGATTCTGATTATGAAACTGAGCAGCAATCAAGATTTATGATTGAGAGCTTACCTCATTGGTATAAAATCAAAACAACAGAAGACAGTATTAAATTATTATTATTTACTTTCGGCTTATATGGTGGTCTTTTAAATTATTATACAAAAGATTATTCAACAAATAGAGAAAACTGGAGTAGTGCTAAAAATTACTTTAATGAAAAAACAGGATATAATCTTACTGATTTAACAGATATTCCTGATGATTATTTTCCAACTCCTCATTTCGCTATTTGGTATGATATGGGCGTTGTTGGCGGTAACACATTAAATAATGATGAAACAAGGAAAACAGTAGTAAGAGCAATAAATGCGATAAAACCAGTGAATAAAATTTTTAGTGGAATAATTTCTATTTATCAAGCTGATCCTGCAAAAATAAGAATTCAAACTGCCCAGATTAGCAAGTGGAGATTAAAAGCCAATTCTTTATTATATGGAACTACAAATACCCAAGGTGATACAGGATTTTTTGATTCCATAGATAATGAATATGTGACAAATACGACAAGTTATAGTTATGCTGTGAGTAATAGCATTCTGACTTAACTTTTTAAAAGAGAAGAAACAAGGAGAGATAATGAATATAAAAGAAAAACATATTTCGGATATTGAATACGGAACAAAAATAGAAGCCGTTGAACCAAATACCGGAATTGGTCCAGGACAATCTGGCTTTATATCTGAGAATGGGCAGAGTCTTTATAGAACCGAAGATGGCACACGTTGGTTCTTATATACTCCAGATAACGGGAACCCAGTATTTAATATAATAAACGCAAGTACAATTCGTGCTCAAGCTTTTAGTGGTGCAGGGATGGATTTAAGTGGAACTATTGACACTAAATATTTAAAATTTAAAACATTGAATTCCGGTATCTTAGCTTTAGATTCAAATGGTAATGCTAAAATTTATGATGGTGGCCCTTTTCCGGCAGAGGGAGATAAAAACGCAGTACTTAAGATGATTTCTCAAGATGGCAGCTATAGAGGAAGTAATTTATTAAAATTAGATGACGCAGAATCTGAAGCCATTTTCTCTGAGAATTCAACTATTTTAAAAGGTGATGATGCTCTTTTGAGTTCTCCATCAGTTGACGAAAAAGTCGCGAGTAATATAGATATTGATATAGAGACCGGATCAGTTAAAGATTCCATAATAATTTATGATGTTCAAAGCGTTAGCAATAATGAACAGAAAATAAGATTAAGAGATACGGTCTCTACGGGTTTACCTAAAAATGGATTAATTTTTCAAATTCATTTTAAGAATAATACGAATGATATTTTAAATTTCGTTTTAAATTCTGAAGCAAATAAAGAAATTAAATTTATTGGAGGAGATTCAAACGAATTAGAAAATATACCTGATGGTGAAGATATAATTATTATGCTTCAATTTATTTCAGATAAATGGTATGTTATCACCACAGTAGGAAGAGCTGTTGTTCCTCTTTGGAAAGCTGAAAATAGTACACTAAAACCTTCAGACTCTTC